ATCATTGATTGGTACGCAAAGGAAGGACACATATAAATGTTGAACCTCAAGACACGCACAGAGTATTCGTTCCGCAAGGCATACGGCCCCATACAAAAGGTTGTTGAGTGTTTTGAAGACAAGGCTGTTGGAATATGCGACACAGGGACTGGGGCCACGTCGCATTCTCCAAGCACTGCAAAAAGTCTGGCATCAAGCCTGTGTTTGGTGTTGAGATATCTGTGGTCTTAGATGCCAATGACCGTTCCAAACAAGCCGACAATCCGATGTCATTTCTGGCTTGCAACAATGATGGGTTGGCTGAGATATATGAGCTTGTGTCCCGCAGCACATCCAAAGAGAATTTCTACTATTATCCCCGCATAAGCTATTCAGACCTGTTCGACGTCAGCGAAAACGTGATAATGTTGTCCGGATCGCACCCAGACTGGTCGATGCTTCCTTTGACCAAAAAACAAAATCTTTACGTCGAGCTTGGACCAATGAGCTCTCCGAAGTCAGCTGAGTGGGCTGCTCAAAAAGGCTTCAAGACCATAGCCACCAGCGACAACTTTTATCCCAAGCCATCGGACAAAAAGGCTTATGAGGTTTTGTGTGGCCGCAACCGTACNGATCGCAGTGGGCCCATGCACATTCTNGATGAGTGGGAGTGGAAGGCTGCTGTGCCTTGGGGNACGCAAGAAGCCATCGACAACACCTACAAAGTTGCAGAGCTTTGCAATGCTGATCTGCCAGTTGCNCANATGATCGCATTCCATTCCGAAAAGACTTTGCGAGAGCTTTGCGAAGATGGTGCTCCGGCACTGGGCGTTGACCTGAAAGATCCAGTTTATGCGGCTAGGCTCAAGCGAGAGTTGGACATGATTGCAAGCAAGGAATTTGAGGATTATTTCTTCGTGATTGCTGACATGATTCGTTACGCCAAAGAGCACATGCTGGTTGGCCCTGCACGTGGATCTTCTGCTGGTTCTTTGGTTTGTTACCTCACTGGCATAACTGACGTTGACCCGATTGTGCACGACCTGTTGTTCGAAAGATTCATCGACATCACCCGAGAAGATCTGCCAGACATCGACATCGACTTTCAAGATGACCGCAGGGAGATGGTTTTTCAATATCTCAGGGACAAGTACGGTGCAGAAAAAGTTGCACACCTCGGGACGGTCAGCCGCTACAAAGCCAAGAGCACAATAGCAGAAGTGGCCAAAGAGCTTGGCATCCCCGCATGGGAAGTCAATGACCTGAAAGGTGCGATCATCGAGCGCAGTGGTGGTGACTCTCGTGCTGCGTTCTGCATCCTAGACACATTCAACGACCTCGACATAGGCAAGGCTGTCTTGGAGAAATTCCCGCAGATGAAAGTTGCGGCAAAGATGGAGAACCACGCAAGACACGTTGGTGTGCATGCTGCTGGCATTCTGGTGACTGAAGACCCAGTCAGCAAATATTGCTCCGTCAGTGCGCAGACTGGTGCAGCCCAGATAGACAAAAAAGACGCTGAGGACCTAAACCTGCTGAAGATTGATGCGTTGGGCCTCAGAACACTCTCCGTCTTGCAGGACGTTTTGGATCAGGTTGGTTGGGTGCGAGACCAGCTGATCAAGTTTCCTCTGGAAGACAAAAAGGCATTCGCAATATTGAATGATGAGAAATATGCAGGCATATTTCAATTTGAAGGCTACGCGCTGCAAGGTGTGACCAGACAAATGAAAGTGCACAACTTTGAGGACGTTGCAGCCATCACTGCCCTAGCTCGTCCTGGACCACTCAACTCCGGTGGTACGAGCCAGTTCATCAAGCGGCACATAGGAGCAGCACCAGCGGAATACATGCACCCAATGACAGAGCCGATCACAAAGGTGACTCATGGTGTTGTGGTCTATCAAGAACAAGTCATGACCATTGGTCGGGAGATAGGCAAGCTGAGTTGGGAAGATGTTTCATTCCTGCGCAAAGCAATGAGCAAGTCTTATGGCAAAGAATATTTTGACACGTTCTGGGAGAAGTTCAAGGTTGGAGCTGCTGAGAACGGCATACCGGAAGACGTCGCACAAACAATATGGGACAACATCAACACGATGGGATCTTGGGCGTTCAACCGCAGCCACGCAATATCTTACGGACTGGTCAGCTATTGGTGTTGCGTCCTGAAGAGCAGGTTCCCACTGGAGTATGCTGCTGCTTGCCTCCGCAATGTCAAGGATGACGACCAAGCTGTCAAGCTGTTGAGGGAAGTTGTGTCTGAGGGATTGACTTACAAGCCATTCGACAAATTCAAGTCCAAGGCCAACTGGTCGGTTCAAGACAACGAATTGATCGGTGGGTTGATAGGGATCAAAGGCATCGGCCCCAAAATGGCAGAAGACATAGAAAACAGGCGCAACCTGTCCCAACCATTGACCCCACGGCAAGAAACCCTGCTGAACACAGGCACGACACCCTATGACGATATTTTTGAGTGCGAAAGGAGATTTGGCCACATCAAGAAAGATCCCAAAGCCCACAACATCGGCTCAGCCATAACAGACATCCAAGACCTAGACGGGGACAATCCAGGAACATTCGTTTTCTTCGGCAAGCTCAAAGAGAAGAATTTGAGGGATATGAATGAAGCTGTCAACTTGGCCAAACGTGGTGGTCGCAGAGTTGATCGGAATAACCTTTGGTTGAACGTAACAGCTGAAGATGACACTGGCGCAATCATCTGCACGGTCGACAGGTTCAAGTACCAAAAGATGGGCAAGCCCATTGTGGAGGATGGAAAGCTGGGTGAATGGTACTTATTCAAAGGTGTGTTGAAGAATGGGTTCAGAAAGATCTATCTTGAAAAGGTTCGTAAGATGTTGTAAATGTTGAGAGAAAAATTATTTCACTCAAAATTGAAAATAATGATTGCCTTTTCTGGCAATAACGACGATACTCTCTTTATCGGAAGGGAGAGGCCCTGACGGTTTGAGAAAGGAACTAACAATGATTAATCGCTTTATCGTGACTGCTGAGAAAACAATGACCTGCAGCGACGGTCGTATCTTCGAAGAAGAGGGCACAGTCAATGATTTTCGTACTCTGAGCCACAACGGCAAACAGATCGTTACCATCAGCCCACAGGTCGACCAGACATTCCGGACTCAATCAGAGGCTGAAGATTATATTGCCACTCTCCCTGCAACGACAACCAGCGCAACGACAATCGCAAATACTTTTAAATATTCTGTTGAGCCTATTGGTTACGAATATTGCAACCTCCATGGCTACAGTGACGTTGATCCTTATGAGATCATCAAGATCACTCCCAGCGGCAAAACCATGCATGTTCGCGCCATGAGCGCAGAGCGTCACCCCGACTGGAAGCCTGAGTTCGTCTCAGGTGGCTTCACAGCCCATTGCACCAACAACAATTCCCAGCGCAAAGCTTGGATCATCAAGTCAGACCCAGAAGGCCAAGTGATGACCGTTCGTCTGCAAAAAGATGGCTCTTGGAAAAGCGCAATGGGTCGTCACGCTCTCAGCACCGATGCTGTCAAAAAGTACGACTATAACTTTTAATCTCTGGGGCTTCGGCCCCACCACCTCCTCAAATTTTAGAAAGGCACTATCATGAACAAGCACACTCCATCTCAACGCCCAATCACTGACTGGGTCGGCAAGCAGCGCATCACATGGTGTGGCCCATACGCCATCGCCGTTATTTGTGGTGTGGCCTATGAGCCTGCATACCAAGCTGCCAAGCTAGTGCGCGGCAAACGCCACGCAAAAGGCATCACCAACTCCAACCTGAGAGCTGCGTGCCGGATGTTCGGTGTGAATGGCAAGTGGAAGTCTCTCGAGAAGCGCACCAAGCTCTCCAAATTCCTGCCGACGCTTGAGGCTGGCAAAGTCTACGTGATCCAGATCACCAAGCATTTCCTCGTGGTCGACACTCGTGACTTCACCACCATCGATAATCAAAACCGTGAGTGGATCGCAATGGACGCGACCAAGCACAAAAACAAGTTGGTGCACAACGTGTTCGAAGTCACCAACCCCAAATTCGACGCTGAGGATGATCCTTGGTTGATCGAGCCTCTGGCTGCTTCTGGAGCCTGAGCCCAATCCCTGAGCATGGATTCAAACTGCTCATTAAACTTCAAACTGAGAAAGAAATATAATGACAACACCAATCGAAGAAACTCAAGAGCTGCACGTCTTGATCGAGTCGGTCTCGCAGCAGCATAATTGTTTTGGCGTCACCCAAGAAGGTGAGACAATTTTCATCGGCAACCGCATCGGCAAATTCCTCAACCTCGACATCGGGGATCAGGTTCTGGCGCATGCTTTGCCTAACTACGAAAATCACGCGAGCCGCATTGATTGGCGTGCTGTGCGTTGCGTCAAAATCTCTGAAACGCCTTCTGCTTCTTTGCCCAAAGAAGGTGATCGTCCTGTCAACGCAACTGTTGTTGCCAAGCACGGTGCCACCCAGATCCAAAGCAACATCATCGACATCCTGCGTGCGCAAGAAAATTACTTGACGACAGGGGAATGTGATGAGGCTTATTATGAGGCGCACCCCCATCAAAAAGACAGGCTCCACCGCTCCGAGGTCAGCAATGCCTTGGCCAAGGCTCACCAATATGGTCGTGTGGTCAGGGCAGGAGTGATGGCCAGCTCGGGCAACGAGAAGGCTTCATTGGTGCTTTGGGCCAGTGACGTGAATAAATTTAAATAGTAAAAAAGTAGAGGTCTTTGTTTTTAAACAATTCTTTCTTCTTTACTTTTCGGTGGGAAAGAGCGATACTAAGCTATCAAGTGAGAAAGGAACAAAAAATGCAAATCGATTGGACTGATCATGACAAAGACCTCTACATGTCCCTCAAAGGCTGTGTCAACAAAGGTGGGTATTTTTCCTCTGTTGGCCAAATGAATTATATGGCTCGCGTTGTGGGCCACAACTCTTATGCCAAAGATGGTGAGAGCCACTGGGATGGCAGCGTTCCATCCGCAGTTGGCCAGAGCATCGTGATCCTTGAAGCTCCGATTGTCGTTGAGTATGCAGGATCAACCCCATGGGCCCAAGGCACAACTGGTTGGGGTCGTCGCAGTCGTGACTTCTGCAGAGCATTCGTTGTTGACGCTGTTGGTGTGGTGGCTATGTACAAGATCCACCGCTCCTACGACGATTCAACTGGATCCTCTTGCCCTAACCCCAAGCGCACTGAGGTGATCTTCGAGCGTGACAATTCTATGGCTGCTGAGAAGCTCGCTGAGTTGACATCTGCGAACGACGCCAAAGCCAAAGCAATCGCCAATGCAAAAGCTGCTTCCAATTTCATCGGGGAAGTTGGTGATCGCCTAGACTTCCAAGGCACAGCACGTCTCGTCTGGAGAGGTGAGAATCAGTGGGGCACAACATACATCTACCTCATCAAGACCCAAGACGGCAACACCATCAAATACATGGGCAAGTGGCTTGGTGAAGGTGAGAGCTTTCCAATCAGCTTCAAAGCAACCGTCAAGAAGCACGAAGAATACAATGGCGAGAAGCAGACCGTTGTCAACCGTCCAATGAAAATTCAAGTGGGGGAGCTGGCATGATCCCCTGCCCAGAGTGTGAGCACACAGGCCACAAAGGCAAAGTTGAAAAGACTTTGTACCAGCGTTTCGGAGGGACGCTGGAGCCTGTTGGTGAGTGGGTTGATTGCGAGGATTGCAATGGCTCCGGAGAAGTCGAGTGCGACGAGGACAACTGCGTTGATGGGTGGATTGAGGATGAGCGTCCGGAGAGTTGTGGTGGTGGACCCAGAGAGCATTTCCACTGGGTGATGTATCGTGACCCATGCCCGAAGTGCAAGCCAGATGAGGAAGAAGACGATGGGTGAATATGATTGCTGCAATTGCGGGGAGACTTT